ATATTACCGTCCGGTACTGTACCACTTGCTGCGCTTATGTTTGCAAAATTACTAGAACCTGTATAAGCAACCATAGTGTTACTTGTTCTAGCTCCAATTACTTTGTCGTTAAAATTAACAAACTGCCAATCGTTACCCGAAGGACTTATACTTCCCGTTATATCTTCAAAGTCGCTATATGGTGAGTCCAGTTTAAATATTTTTCTAGTGCTGGATACCGTAGCTGTGGCTATTAGTTTATTACCGCCACTAGCATTATATTGAAACAACTGCTCTATATCGGGGTATGCTTGTAACCCTACAAACTTAGCGACTACAGAACTACCCCCTCCTGCTGTACTTCCCGAAGATACTGTATCTAATGTTATTATTTTGTAACTGTTAGCGTTAACAATAGTAGTTAGTGCGTGGGACGCATTAATCTTAGCAGCATCTATTCCGTCAACAGCCGAAGAACCACTTAAAGTTATAGTATCTCCTACTGCCCTACCGTGGGCGGTATGTGCGATAGTTAACTCGGTAGAGGCTTGTACTCCTAACTCTACGTTAGCTGCAGGTGCAGCAGATATAGTAGCCGAAGTAACCGTTTTAAATAACTGGCTACCCAGAACTGTGCTAGCAGACCCTGCCAATGTAAGCGTTTCTGTTACCGCAGTATCAGTTACGTCTGTGCCTGTAATAGTAACAGTCTTAGCTCCATCACTACTTCCTGCTGTAGTAGCACTTACAAATCTAGGAGCAGTGGGCGGCAAACTACCAGACACCATAGTAAAAGGGAAAGTTCCAGGTGCTGTATCAGATTCACTAGGTTGTTGTGCTGACGCTAAAGCATCTGTATCTGCTGCATCGGTAGCAGAATCCGTAGTAATAGGATTAGAACCTAACGTAAGTGCATACTTAGAACTTGTAGAACTAAACCCTTTACGATTACCTAATCTACCTGCAGCATCATACGCTACATTATTAGCCTCTCTAGCATACTCTGGGGAAGCCTGTACTTGCTCTCCCTCAGTAGATAACCCATAAATTCCAGGTGCTCTTAATACAAGTGATTGGAGTTGGCTTGGCATTAATAATCCCCAAGCACTTTCCAATCTCCACCATCGCCCTGATATTTATGCTGTTGTTCATAAGCGATAGCATCTCCTATTGCTTGTTGATAAGCACGATGTATTTCAGAGTATTGCTCTCCTTCATCTTCCCCGCGCTCCCTTACAGCGTAAGCAAGAGCTTTTAAATATACAGGATACCAAGGAACTTTAGTATACTGGTCATCTGCATTTAAATCATCTTGAGGATTTACAACCTCTATTACCATACTATAAGTAGCATCAGGAGTTTGATAAAACCTAACTTGTAATGATTGTGTTGCTGTATACCCAGCTACCGCAAATTGTACAGGTTCAGCTTGTTCGTTATTTGTAGTTTGAGACTGCCTTCTGGCATAATCATACGGAACAGCTAGTAATCTAACATCTGTCGTATCATTAAAAACATCAACTACTCGGCTTCTTTGGTTAGTATAAGTATCGCCCTGTTCTAAGGTATAAGTGTGCGTACCCGCAGTAGTAGCTACTGTAATCGTATCCTGTAAAGCAGTCCAGTTGTAAGCATCTTCTACTTCTCTTTTAGCATCATTTACAAGTCTAAGAACTGCAGAAGATTGGTCAGTAGAGTTAACAGTTCCCACCGTACTTTCTCTCATACGAGTAAGAATTTTATTAACTATATCTTTTACTGTGACTGCACTAGAAGACATACATTACTCCTCAAATGTGGGGAGCCGAAGCTCCCCGTAGATTAAGCATCTGCAAAAGGAATCACACGAACCCGTAATGTTCCAGAATCCAAATCTAGTGACCCCCCAGTATTATTCGCTAAAATTGCCGTAACTGTGTTAGCAGCCGTTACTGAGGCCGTTAACATTAAATCAGTTACGTCAAGAGAAAACGAAGATAATACAAAGTCTCCAAGAGAAGCACCTGGAACCGTTACTTCTAACGCTTCCTCATTCCCGTCTGCGATACTACTCGCATCCCAAGTCTTTTCAACATAAGGATATCCTGATAATCTTGACATGATATATCCTCCTTTAGTTAAACTACTTCTCTGGGCATAACCATTACATAGAGAGTGCCAGAACCTAAGTCAATAGCACCACCAGTATTGTTAGCTAAGATTACAGTAACCGTATCGGCTGCTGTTACCGTTGCAGTTAAGGTTATGTCTGTGGTATCTATGCTCATNGAAGCCAAAGCAAAGTCACCAAGCTGTGCGCCAGTAACCGTCACTTCTTCAGCAGCTTCGTCCCCATCGTTAACACTACCCCAGTCTTTTGTTTCAGAGGCAATCGCAAATTTAGTTACAGATTGCCCGTAATATGTACTCGATAAAGCCATTATAAATCTCCTTTAGGCTTGGGGGGAAGTTACTCCCCCCTTAACAAGTTGAATAAAATATACTACCGCTTATGTTGGAACAGCGATTAGAATACCTGCGTCATTACGGAGTTCCCCCGTACCATAAATAGTATCTGCCGTGAACAAATCTCCCAAGAACTCTTGCTTGTATTGCGTCTGAGTCCGTACTCCCATCTGCTCAACTAGAGCCATAGAAGACTTATGAGACATCAAACAAGCTCTTGAGCTGTTGTTGCTCGGAGAATTTGTGGAAACATATACTGGAATACCGTAGAGGTCTCCAATCAACCCGTTACGGATTGTGTTACCATTAGCAGCTTCGCCTACAAATGCTTGCTCAGTAAATCGAGCAATACCAGAAAGATTTTTCTTCTCTACTGGAGGCACTACAAGGAACCTATCTGCCATAGGAACATCTTGGTCATCCAAAGTTTGGATAACTTTACGAAGCCCCGCGTCAGCGATTGCTACACCCGCTTGCGAGGAACTAAACAAAGTAGAACCATCAGAACCAATTACTGCTTGGTCTCCGTGATAAGCAGCGGCCCCATCCCCACCTTGTAAATTGTAGGCTTGTGTCCAAAGGTCACTATCTACTTGCGTAGCAAGAGCATAACCAGCGTCATCAGTATAAAACTGTCTCATGCTGGTCAGAGCTTGCTTATCTAACAAGTCTTCGATTAACCTTGAGTATTCATAGTGCTTATCTATCGAAATAGAAATTTCACTATCCGTAGCAGCAATCAGAGTAACCTGTTGCCGAGTTGTTTTAGAACTTGCAGAACCACGGGTAGGAGTAGGAATATGAATTGTATCCCCTTTCTTGCCATTGTGATTCATAGTAGTCACTAAGTTAGCTAAAACCAAATTAGCTTTGTAAGCAGCTACGACTTCGTTTGACCATAACTCAGGAATAAACTTATCCTGTGTAGTGGTATTCATCGCGGCTGCGGCTGAAAAATTAGCCATTGCCTGTCTCCTTTAAAAAATTAAAACATATAGGATTAACGAACCCTACCTTCTTTGTATGCTTGAAAGATTTCTGGCTGAAGGTCAGCATATCGCCTAGGGTCTTCTAGTTGCAAACGAATCAATTCTGCACGTTTATAAGTTGGTTTACTTTGGCTTACTGCATCTTGAGAGGAGCCAGAAGCTACTGCTGTAGCAGCTTGCAACTCCCGTTCTTTTTCTGTGCGAACTTGCTCTTTCTGTCGAGCTTGTTGTATGCCGTTCAAACTTTTATATTGTGAAAATAATTCGTCTGCGTAGTTAAAATCCCCCGCACTGGCCCTTTGCCACATCTCTTGTCTCGGAACACTTTCCATAACCCATTTCTGAAAATCAAGGTCTTTTACGATTGCCTCTATATCTGGGTGCTTTGTTTGCAATCTATTCATAGTGCTTTCACTATGAGTTTGCTGCAACGCCCCTTTAATGGGTTGTAAAGATTCTTCAACTATTTTTCGTACAGAGTCCACAGGATTAGCTAAAAAATCGTCTTCAGTTAATGCCTGTTCTTCCTGCTGTACTATCTTGTTTTGAGACTCCTGTAAATTCTTTTGAATAAGAGTATCGGCTAATTTCCGAAGTTCTCCAAGTTCATTACCTTGCTTACCATACTGCTGTTCCAAATTTTGATACGAGTCTAGTATTTGGTCTACAGACTTATTTTGAAACTTAGGTGGTACTGCTGTATCCGCACTTTGTTCTGCGGGAGCAGTTTCTTCGCTATTAGTTGTCTTCTCTCCTTCTAACTGTTCTGCTAGTTTAACACTATCAGCAGCAGTTACATCATTCAAATCAGAATCGACTATTCTATCAGTCATACGAGTTCTCCTTGTCTTAACCCTTTAAGGGGGACGATTAATGTGGTATCCCCAATCTTCGTAGATTGTGGTGATTTGCTTTCCTATGTCTCCGCGCCCATTTATCGGCTGCGGTAGGGAAAGCAGTGTCTATTCCAGGTAATGAGAAATTCCCGCCCGAAATTATTTTTTCAGCTACATAGTCTTTACAGCAAGGACTTGGTATCCTCTTTGTCTTAGACCACTGCTCAAAAATCTCTTTGCATTGTAAACACTGATAATCATTCAGCATTTTCTTCTGCCTGTTCTTGTTCGTTCTTAAGAACATTTTCAAATTCTATCATAAGATGTAACATACC